AGTCATCAAGGCACGCATAGAAGGCATGACCTCAAGGTTCAGGATGGCTTCTTCAATTTCATTAATCGTCTTCGCATCTAGGTCTGCAGTGCGGACGATATTGTCAACGAAGCGGCCTACAGTTTCAGGCCAAGTCTCACGGCGACCTGCATCGTCTAGCCATCGTGCATATCGTGATGTCGCAATGAATGTTTGATAATCGGTGGGCAAATAGTTATTCATAGTCATACTCTTTCTCTTTATCTCGTAGTTCCTGTCCAGTCAATGCCTTCCAGCTGTATTTAAAATCATATCGTGCGCATTCCTGACTAATCATGTCGGCAATGTCACGGGCCTCTTTCTGCGCCGTCTTATCCATACGCTGATTGACCACACGGGCAAAGGCATACAATGAACCAGACCAGTACCATTCTGTGTACATGTTTTGTGGCAGAACCATTCGGGCCACTTCTGGTGCAACACCCTCACGCAACATGTCGTTATACCTTGTCAGGGCTACGTTCATAGCAGAGTCAATGCTGAAGTGAATCTCTTCCTCAGAGCTTCCCTGCTTCACATTGTCCGCACGCTTTCGCCACTTGTTCGGGATATAGAACTTTGGCTCATAGTCAACATAGCGGCGGCTGACCTCATTCCAAGCCAGACCAACCTGATGCTTAACTAGCTGTCGTGCGACGAAGATGGGTGCTTCAATTCTGAATTGAAAGAAGCAATGTGAGAACGGTGACCAGTGTCCGTGTTTGGCAAGGTACTTGATAAGCTTTTGGTCAGCTTCAGACAAGTCCATATGGTTACCGTTTTGTACTCGTTGTGATTCCTTGTTAAAGGAAACACGGGCAGCGTTGACGACCGTCAAATCACTGCCCATATAATCAATCAATGTTACTTTCATTAAGCGAAGACTCCTATTATACTACACCTCCTCTAAGGAAGCAATAAGTTTATCTAAATACCAGCGACATTTTTTCAGGTCTTCCACAGGCTTGCCTTTGTATTGGTAACGCCACAGGTATTTCATTGCATTGCCCTTGCAGTATCCACGAAACTCTTCATCTGACATGCTGGCCTCAATAGCTGTGATTGCCTCCACGCCCTTACAGTTGTAGTGGGCAGGGCTGTGTACTGGGTCTGGTTCTTCCTTGTATACAAACTTAGTGTCCAAGGATTGCGTTAATTCGTTTTCTGACATAATCAATCTCTCCTGTATGTAGAACTTTGTAGGCGAAGTCTCTCATGTAGTGAGGGTCAACGCCTGCATTTGTACATACCTCTTCAAAGTCTTGTGCCGTAGTTCCGACAGAGGCAAAGAACCAAGCCGTTGCTCTGTCACGTTCAATTCTTGCTTCGACAGGCTCACCACTATAGGGTGGTTTGGTTGCGTCAAGCAAGGCCTGCAGTAAGACACACATGAATAGTGTCTGCTCAGGCGATGAAGGGTCTGGTCTGAACTCGTCCAGATGAATTGTTATTTTACTATTTGCCATCTTTATTGTCAAGCCATTCTTCTGGGATGCCTTCATTTAGTTTGCAAAACTGGTAGCCATACTTGTTGCACCAGTCCGCATATGTCATCTTGCCGCCCTTGTAAAGCTTACGGTATGGGTTATCAAACACAAAGCGTATGTCTATGTCTGGGTACTGGCTCTTGATAAAGAGATGTTTCTTTCTATCCTCAGCCATGAACCGACCCTTTACTTCTAGGACAACACCATTGGGCAAGAAGAAGTCAGGTGTATACTTCTTGTCTTCTCGCCACTCGTATGGAAGCGTGTCTCGCTCATACTCAAAGGCTACCTTATATTTGTGAAGCTGCTGTGCTGCCTCGTATTCAGAATTGGATGTGTATTCATGCTTGTATTTTTTTCTTTTCATAACTCCAGTTCTTCGACTTGAGGTGTCTTGGCAACTTGCGTCAGATACCGTACGCCGTTAGAATATTTGAATGCACGAAGACCCTTGCCACCATTGGCATCAGCCCAGCATTTCTTTTTGTAGGGGCAGAAGACACAGCCGATTGCCAGCTTGCGGTTTCCTGACTCCCCGTCCTTAGCATCACTATAGCAACGCTCAGGGGCTACGCTACTCTTGACCACACCCTGTAGGTGTCGAACACGAGCAGGTGCATCAATCATTTCAAGTTCGTGAACAGGTGTCAGCGCAAGCTCACCGCTGTTCTTGTCGATAGCGAGGAATGCTGCTTCACTGCGATTGTTCTTCGTAGCGTAGGCACTAATCTGTGCAATGTAACCGAAGGGGTCGTCTTCAGCCAGTCGATTCTCTTTGAACTTCTTGAAGCCGTAAGCTGATGCAGACTTGATGTCTGTCAGCACCCCATCAATTACACAGTCCTGATGACCAAGGACACCTTCAACCTCAACAGTATCTTGTGCTTCCTCTACTGTATGGCCTGCGGCCTTGGTCAGACAAATTAGGAGAGCCTCAAGGACATGCCCCATGAGGAACTTAATGCGGGTCTGCCCACTCAGAGGCTCTCCTTCTTCGCCCTGTACTCCGTACCAGATTTGACGGTCTGGCTTTCCGATTTGAGAGAGTCGTAGGTTAGATGCACCTTTACGCTCTCCCTCACGAAGCACAGTCTCAGCGGCCTCTCGCACTAGGCCACCAAGCTCGTCTAAAGCATCTTGGATATGTGGCTCAGATACATCGACCCCCTGTTCGAGAGTGGTATAAATGTCTTCAATCAGTGTGTCGAGTGTCTTGCTCATAACTATCCTTTCAGATGCTTCAGAATATTTTGTGGTGATGATTCACCATAAGGGTCGTCTTCAATGTTGTGGCCGTAGCCTTCTTCGATAAACCCTTGTACGATGTCCATGCCTTTTGTGTGAACGGCATATCGCCAAGAGCGTGCGCCGAACCCAAGGTTATCCTTGAACACAAGCATGTTCATCTTGTTTGTAAACTTTGCGGAACCGTCTGGGATGACCTTGACGTTCTCAAGTCCTTGGTCTTTAGCCCAGCAGTTCATTACAAAGCTGTCATTAACAGACAGGCAATAGATTTCGTCAATGCCTAGTTCTTTGAACTCACCATACAGCTTTTCAAAGTCAGGCAGCTGATAGGTAGAGCATGTAGGTGTGAACGCACCAGGCAGTGCGAACAGGATGCACTCCTTACCATCGAACAGGTCTTCGGTTGTTACGTCTTGCCAGCGATACGGGTTATCCCCGCCAATGCTCTCATCTCGAACTCGTGTATGAAACACAACGCTTGGCAATCGCTTGGGTAAATACATTTGTTTCTCCTATGTTGGCGAACACAGCAGGACTTGAACCTGCAACCTGCTGCTTAGAAGGCAGCTGCTCTATCCAGTTGAGCTATGTGTCCTATTTGAAAAATTTAATCATCCACCGCAGGACACGAAGCTGAACTGCTTTCAAGTATTTCCCACGGGGCATTGCCCAGCCAATAATAAAACCTGCGAGTGCAAGCTGTAAGGTGACAAGGTATTCGGGTAGGTTATCCATTATGTTCTCCTATGTGAGTAGGGGTGACAGCATACACCATCACCCCACCTCGCAATGATTAGAACGGCACTTGGTCGTTCAGTTCTGCAGTGTCGTCTGCAATCGGAGCAGATGCGGTGGGAAGGACATCGAAGTCCTCTGCACCTGCATACGGTACATGGTCTACGACCTGCACTTTCTTGAGGATAGGTGTTACACCAGACTTGCCATTCATCTCCCAAGCGAATGGGGTATACATGACGTTGACAGTGCTGCCGTTACCAATCAAATCGGTAAAGGGATTCTTCTGACCATCCAATACAACAGGTGCATCATTCTGTGTACCGTCACGGCGTGATACACGCTGACGAATGTGAACGAAGTCACCACGCTCGTCACCTTTGTTTTTGATGGTGACGCCATCGGCCTCAAATTGTTTGCGATTGTTGTCATCTACACAGATGTCTACAGCCCACTCAGGTTCGTAGGTCGTGTTCGGTTGTTGTACAGATGCCCAATATGCTTTACCAGTTACTACAGTCATTTCGTTTTAATCTCCATTTTGGTTTTCGTTAGTTGGCGATGCCAACGCCACAGCATCATTGCTGCGATTTTTGAATTATGCCATACCCCGTAGAGTATGTCAACACTTTTTTTAGTGAGTGTCAGCCCAAGTATTTCCGACCTTGTACTCACTGTCCAGAGGACAACGTACACGTAGCGATTGCTCTGTGAGTTTCATTGCCTTCCGTGTTACCTCACCGAACTCTTCGGCTTGGTCTTTGCGAACCTCGAACTGATACTCATCGTGAATACTCGCAACGAGCTTGTAGTCGAGCTTACGCTTCTCTGCCTGTATGATGATGTATTTCAACCACTCCTTACAGACGATTGCACCTGCTCCCTGTAGTAGGGAGTTGAGTGCTGCATGTGCAGAGCGTATCTGCAACACACGTCCATCCAGCCCCAGCATGTAGCCACGCTGAGACAGTTTGTCAACCTTGCTGCGTAGTGCTTTCAAGGCTGGCATGTTAGACAAGAACTTGTCAATCAGCTGCTTGCCTTCCTTGCTAGAGCCGCCAACAATCTTACCAATCTTGGCTGGCCCTGCACCATACAGGAACGCATAGATAAATGTCTTAGCATTGTCCCGTGTAGGCAATCCTGCGGCCTGTTGGTTTGCTGTATGCACATCACCGTCAACAACCTCACGTGTAAAGTCTGGGTCGTTCATGTAGTGTGCCAGCATTCTTAGCTCAAGCGAAGAAGCGTCACAACCAAGCAGACAATAATTACTAGACTGAACAGTCCATACATCTCTGCACTCCTTTCCGTATGGTGAGTAGACAGCAGGCACTTGAGCCATGTTAGGCGATGTATGTGCCATGCGTCCTGTGATTGTACGTAGTGTCAGCACCCTGCCATGAACACGGCCATCGTCTTTAACGG